TTGCCGCCATCCTTGCGATGATGCTTGGCGCGTCCGCCGTGCTTTTTCGGCTCGTGACCTTCGCGCTTCTCGTCGCCCTTGTCGTAAGGCTCCTTGCCTTCGGCCTCTTTCTTAACGTCAGGATTGCCGGACACCCACATTTCTTCACGGCCGCCGGCCGCTTTCTTGTGCCGTTTGCCGTGGTGATGGCCTTTTGCGCCCTTCATCGGATCGCTCCTTCTTAAGCCTGTGTCGTGCCGAACATCTGCATGAGATTGTTCGGTGTCGTCAGCGTCATAGCATACGGCGGTACGTCGTGCGCAACGGTAAATCGCAGCACGTTGTTAGTCGTCGCCGCATTTGTCAGGGCCGACCCGCCGCCAATGCCGGACAACTGGATCACACCGCGCACGTCCAACGTCGTATTGGTCGCCGCAACCATGGAGGCCGCCGAGAAACCGACGTTATTGAGCGACGCCGTGTTGCCAGCCCAATACTCCAATTGCTGCACATAGTCACATTTGAACGCCAACCCCATCACATCGGAAATGCCAAGGCTAAGATTGGCCGTCCCCGTATTGGCCGTGAACACGCCGGATGAAATGTACTTGAACGCCTTCTTGCCATAGACCGGAGTGGTACCGGCCGAAGCCGTCATCTGTTCGGTCATCAGGTTGTGATAGATATCGTAACCCGTAATGGTCACAGCGCCCGCACCGGATGCGGCGTTGGTGGATACCTGTACCTGCAAACCGCGAGCGCAATTCTCGGCCGGATTTGCAACGCGCAACTTACCGGCCGCCAGATGCTTGGTTACTCCGTTCGGAATTGTGGCCGATGGCCCAAACTGATAGGCGGGCGGCACCAATCCCGTGGCGAACGCATTGGCCCCGCCGATAGGGATGCCAAGCGCTGTCGCCGGCAGGTTCGGACCGACCGTAATGGAACTCGTGGCACCCGCCGTCGAGCCAAGCGACTGCACCTGCGTGATTAGGCTCGCCGTACCCGCCGCATTGGCCACATTGCCCAGAACAACCCATTGTCCAACCTGGAACAGCGTATTATTCGGGCAAGTCACCACGGAACTATTGGCTACCGTCGTGCCCGTGGTAAAGCCAAAATCCAGCGCAATGACATTGATCGGCGTTGTCGTGCCGCTCGGGATAAACGGCACACCGAAAGCAATCGAAGCCGCGCCAGCCGAAAAGTTCGTCACCGCGACCGTCGCTAGAGCGACTGTTGAACCGATGGTTCCGATCTGCGCCGCCCCAAGCAACGTCGTGTTGAAAGTCTGCGGAATGGTATCAACACCGATCAGCGACGGGTTGACCATAAAGGCCGGCGCCGTAGCCGGATTCCCAGTCGCAGGATACACAGCATGCGGATCAAGCAGCGCATAGCCCTGATACGATCCGCTCGGTCCGTCGAACGGCTGGATTGAAGCGGATGTGCCGCTCTCGACCTCGAGAGCCCCCATCGAGACTACGGGACCGCGGAAATTAGTGTCACCCATAAGGTCGCTCCGTCAGTCGCGCATTACGAAGATGGGAACTCGCCCCACGCTGCACGTGGGTCGTTGTACCCGAAACTGTAACGCTCGTAGGCCTTTACGAGCAGGTTGTCAGTAATATTGTCAACCCACATGTCGCTCTCGTATGGCACGCGCAGCATGTGGATGAGCCCTTCGATGTTCGTGGTCAGGAACCACGCGAAGTTGCTCGTGAGGAAGTCCAAAACGATGAAGCCTTCCGGCAGACCGCCCGAAAGCGTCAGGATGGCGTTCACATCGTTGTCGGCCGTACCAGGTCGAAGCTCCGTCTTGGTCAACCGAATAGCGATCGGCTCGAGGTTCGGCGGCACCACAAGACGCCTGGCACGCGACAGAATACGCAAGCCGCGTTCGTTGACGAACTGGGTGCGAACGTTGGTCATATCGGCCAACAGCGTCGATTCGTTGAGGCTCTTGGGCACAGTCGAGGTATTGGCCCAGGTTCCGCCATCGAACGGATGTGAGGCCGAGAACAGCGCCACACCATCGCCAACGATGGAAGCGTTATAAGTCTGCCCAAGATTCAGGACGTTTGCCGCCTGAATTTCCTTGAACTGCGCGAAAGCCTCTTGAAGCTTCAGATTGGTCGGATTGAACTGCTGCTTGTAAAGCAGGTCATCAATGGCCTTGCGCGTGATTGCGTAACCCAGCGCGACCTCAAGATGCACGAACGCCCACGTAAATCGCTCGCCGGAGTTGTTGTCGAACTGTGTTGCCGCCCCCTCATCCTTGAGGTACGGCAACGCTACGAACGCCATTTGCGTCGAGCGTTCGACCGCCATGTTCGATTGGCGTGTCGTGAAGACTCGGTCCCACTGCCGTGGGATCATGTCGTAACTGCCGCGGACATCGAACAGTCCAGGAAGCAATTCCGACCGAATGTTTGCTAATGCGACGGGCATTGGTCATTGCTCCTTACAGGCCACCGCCCAACGTGCGGTAGGTCTGGCTGTTGAATGCGACGATTACCCAATTGTAGTTAGTGGTCGGGTCCGACCCGTTGCCGATGCCGGGATAGAGCGACACAATCTTGAAAGGCAGGGCAGAAGCCGTCGTGCCAGCCGTGGCAACCGTGCCGGGATCAATGGTTGCGATCGAGAAGCCGCCGCCTGTCGTGTTGGGGGCGCCGCCGGAGAAGTTCACAAGTTCGCCAATGGTGCCGGAACCGAGCGGGGCGCTGTAAGACGCGACCCTGAACAAGGCGCCTGGGCTGTTAATGATGTACGCGGTTGCGACCGTGCCGCCCTGCGCTCCAGGCCAGAATGGCGAGTAAATCGGTGCGCCGCCGCCGCTTGGCGTATACCAACAACCCTGAAAAATGCCCATCAGGACGTTGGACGTAACGGTTGTCGGCGTCGCCAAGGCGATAAAAGCCGAATTAGTCGCTTCTTTGACGACCGGATCGCCAAACCCGATTTGCGTCGAGTAGGCCGGACGGATGGGAACTTGGGTCAATTGATAGTCGACGGCATACCCAGGCAAATAGCCGAAATGGGCGAATCCGTACTGCGACTGTGTATTAGCCACGGCGTTAGGCTCCGAGCTAGGGCTATCAGCCCGTACCCGGCAGGCGCTGCCATGGTTAGTGGGGCGGTTAAACCGTCACGGCGCGTGACGATCAGGGGATCAAGACTGCAGGCGCTGCTCGTCCGATCATCGTCTTTCCTGCGGCGCGCAGAAAAGGTACTTCTATGCCGTATAAGACAAGAACGGACGGCGTGTCAAGCCGTCCGTTCCAAGCGTCAGCCAACATACTCGAGCCGCTTTTGCTCCTCGGCTTCCTCGGCCGTCTTTGGAGCCGCAGGGAGCTGCAGAACGGTAGCTTTCTGACCGGGCTTCAGCCAATTCAGCAAAACGATGTCGCCATTCGGAAGTTCCAGCGCGTCGTGATGCGCAAACTTCTCGTCTTTCTTGACCTGACGGAACCGGCCAACCTTGGTCGATCGTGTGGTGAAAATCATCCCACGATACAAGCCATCCAGCTTTCCGGTGGACATGATGTCAGCGTCAAACGCGATTTCAGTACCGGGAAGCAGGCAAACCGCAACGTCCTCGCCACTGGCGGGGGCAAAGCCGGCCGTGCCGGAACTGAAATGCTTGGTGATGAGGTGTTCGCCAACTTCGGCAGGACGCGAAGCGACGGAAGCCAAACTATAATCGCACATTTTTCACAGTCCTTTCAATGACTTAGCCTGCTTATAGACCGCCGAGGCCTCCGAGGCGGTAGCAAAGACACCGAGATGGATCGTGCGACCGTTAACTCTCATCTGCGCCTTAAACTTGTTACCACAACGCTGCGCACCGGAAACCCCAACGGTATTCCTACGATCCCGCCGGTTGTTGGCTTGCTCCTTCCGAGTAGCCCATCGGCAGTTGTCAGGCGCATAACCTCGATCGTTGTCTATCCGATCGATCGTATGTTTAGGCGTGGGCTTACGGCCCATGTCCTCAATAAAACATAAAAAGGCATACTTGTCACCTTCGCCGAATCGCCATCTATCGCATACCGTAATGCCTCTCCCGCCATAATCAGAATAGCTATGAAAGTTTTGATCATAGCAACGCTGGATCATAGACTTCCAAGTCGTATGCTCCGGAGTTCCTCGTTCCCTGCTCACGCCGATTGCCCCGACGCGGCAAGTGCCTTTTCCTTCCTCGGCCGGCCACGCTTGCGCTTCGGGGGGTCGCCAAAGGCGGCCTTATTTATCGCCTTCCGCGTTTTCTCGTAGTCTTTCTGCAATGATCGCGCATCAATAGATGCATCGCCGCCATTGACGGAAACCTGCGCGATCATCGGCTGCTGAAACTGCACCGTCCCGCCTGCCTGCACCGGCAACATCGGGGCTATAACGGGCGGTTGACTGGGTTGCGGCATCCACCCCACCTGCGTGGGAGCTGGCTGCTGCCCCGCCGTGG